ACGATATTGATTGGATACAAGCTAAAACATTATTTGAATTAAAAACAGAAACGGCAAGAAGGCAGAACGGAAAGGCGTGGAGTCAAGGAATTGGGAGGGTTGTTGATGGAGTAAAAGCAATTAAAAAAATAAAAGAATGAAAATAGTTTTTTATGCACCATCTTATAAAAGACCCGAAAAGAGTATAACACAAAAATTATACCCTTTTGTTAAATTAGTAGTTAAAGAAAGTGAAGCAGAAGAATATATCCAGAACGGGAATGAGGTTGTTAAATGTCCCGATAATATACAAGGTAATTTATGCAGAGTTAGAAATTGGATTTTAGATAATTTGTTTCTGGATGCAGATTGTTTAATATTATTGGATGATGATTGCAGAGGCATAGGGAGATGGCAAGATCAAACATATTATAAATTTAATTCAGACGAATTATTTGAAAGTTGTGAAATCTGGGCTAAATTATGTAGTGATTTTGGTTTTAAATTTTGGGGCTTAAATTGTGTTGTAGATAAGGGAGCATATAGAGAATACACACCATTTGGAACATTACAATATATCGGTGGACCTTTTCAAGCATTCCTGAAAGATAATTATATTAGGTATGATGAAGATCTGCCATTAAAAGAGGATTACGATATAACACTACAAAATATATTAGAATTTGGAGGAGCATTGAGGATCAATTTTGCGAGTTATGATGTTAAACAAGCAGAACAGGAGGGAGGATGTGCGACATATAGAAATCTGGATTACGAAAGAGAACAATTTTATTCATTACAAAAAAAATGGGGTAAAGATATTATTACAAGGGATAAGGGGTCAAAAAAAAGTTTTGATTTTAATCCTATATTAAAGATCCCGACAAAAGGCGTATGACGAACAAAACCGAACAACATAAAAAAGCAGTGCTTGAAGCACTTGAGAAATCTTTAGGAGTAGTTACAACTGCTTGTCGACTGGTTGGAATAGGAAGGACAACTTTTTATGAGTGGATGCAAAAAGACCCAGAGTTCGCAAAGTCTGTGAAAGATATTGAGGGGGTCGCTCTGGATTTTGCTGAAACTCAATTACATAAACAAATTGGAGATGGTGTACCTTCCTCCACAATGTTCTATTTAAAAACAAAAGGTAAAAAAAGGGGATATATAGAAAGACAAGAAATTTCTGGAGTCGAGGGTATGCCCTTAAATGTTAAAGTTGAGATAATTGACAAAATTGAAGATACAGACTAATATTGTATATAAGCATTTAATAAAAAGCAAATCAAAAATAGTTGCTCAACAAGGAGGAACAAGATCGGGTAAAACATATAATATATTGCTTTGGATCTTATTTTATTACTGTCTTAAAAATTCCAATAAAACAATTACAATATGTAGAAAAACTTTCCCTGCTGTTAGAGGAACGGTTATGAGAGATTTTCTCCAGATCTTAAAGTCATTTAATATATATAAAGAAGAGTTACATCACAAGTCAGCAAATGAATATATTTTTAATAGCAACAGAGTTGAGTTTATTAGTATAGATCAACCAACAAGAATAAGGGGGCGAAAACGAGATGTATTATTTATTAATGAGTGTAACGAATTAGATTGGGAAAGTTGGCAACAATTAATATTTAGAACCTCCGAAAAAATTATTATTGATTATAATCCTGCTGACGAATTTCATTGGATATATGACAAGGTGTTAACGAGGGAGGATTGCGAGTTTTATCAAACGACATATTTAGATAATCCGTTTTTAGAAAAAACATTAATTGATGAGATCGAAAGATTAAAACATATTGATGAAAATTATTGGCGAGTTTATGGGTTAGGAGAGCGAGGACAAAATAGAAGTCTAGTTTTTAATTTTAAAACAATTAAAGAGATCCCAAAAGAAGCTAAATTAATCGGGAGGGGGTTAGACTTTGGATTTTCAAATGATCCTTCAGCATTAGTCGAAACATATTTACTAGACGATTATTTATATGTAAATGAATTGATCTATAAAACAGGATTAACAAATCAGGATATTGGATCAGAATTGAAACTATTAGGAATAGACAGACGGGACGAGATCTGGTGTGATAGTGCAGAGCCAAAAAGTGTAGAGGAATTACACAGGATGGGGTTTAATGCTAAAAGCACTTATAAAGGATCTATTAATTTAGGTATTGATTTAATTAAACGATATATCCTGTGCGTAACAGAGGAGTCAATTAATCTCATTAAAGAGTTACGAAATTATAAATTTATTGAGGATAAAAATGGGCAATTAACTAATAAGCCAATAGATGCATTTAATCACGCTACTGATGCCCTCCGTTATAGTGTTTTGAATAGATTATCACGCCCAAATTACGGGAGCTACACAATTAGATAAAAATTTTCTACTCGAAGGAAACTAAACTTTTTTCAAATTTTTTTAATAAATGCTTGGAAGTTATTAAAATTTTTTAGTATATTTGTATTATAAATAATTTAAAACAAAAAAAAATGGAAAAAAATCACAAAGTATTAATGGAAGAAGTAAAAAAGACTTCTGAAGCATTATTAAAAATTGGTTTCAAAGTTTCAGAAATTAAAAATTTAATTTATGATATTCTGACACCTGAAACGGAAAATATTAATAATGGAATTGTAATTCATAGTTTAATGAAATTACAGGATTTGAGAAAGGAAAATAATATATTATATATTTAAAATTAATAATTAAAAAAAATAAAAAAATGGAAAAATATAAAAATAGAGATTTAGATTTAGAAGAAATAGGTCAGTTCTATATTGAAGCACACGAGTTACCTTTAGGATTAGAAAGAATGTTAATCAGAGAGGTAAATTTAGAAAATTTAGGTAAAGAGGTTTCAATTAAATTCTTTAACGGAGATATTGGAAAAGCATATAATTCTCTTAAGGTTGGTCCAGAAGGATTGCCAAAGAATAAAGTTGAAACTAAAAAAGTATTACACTTATTACCATCAAAGTCAGATTTAAAAAATTTAAATAAATAATAATCGGGGGGTGTCAAAGCCCCCCATAAATAAAAAAACAATGGAAAAACAAATAAAAAAAATAGATAACACACCAAATTATATTGCACAAGAATTGTTGCAAAAGATCATTCAGGAAAATTATGACGAATTAGCAGGTCTGGATTATGTAAGGAAGTCGCCAGATGCAGAGGAAACTAGCAGAGAAATGCCACCTTTATATTTTAACCGATTAGATTATCGTAAGCAAAATGCAATTAAGATGCTAACATATTCTAGAGTACATAAAGGATTTTCATTTTACGCTAAAGTGTTTCCAGAAATGCAATTTAGAAAACATCAAAAATTTGGAGAATACAATACAAGTCCAGAAAATAGAAACCTTTGTATCTATTTAATTGAAACAGAAGGTAAATTATATTTAGTCAATAATGAAGGTTACGAATATTGCAGATATACAAGAGAATTAAAAGGATACATTAGCAAAAAGGATCACGATCAAAATTGGGAGGATATTGCTAGAGAAAATTACATTAACAAATATTAAACCTACGATATGAACCAGAGAGAAGATATTAAAAGAGAAATAAATTGGCTCGAGGGGGCTTTAGATCTAATGGCTAAAAATGGATTAAACAGGGATAATAGCATTCGGTTTAAGGTTTTAGACAATAAGGTAATGGAGAAGAGATCAATTCTATTAAATATACAATAATGTATTACAGCAAAATGTTTATTAGTGATACGCCACATCAGTTTTTGATTGAAATTCCTGTAACATTAATTCATCCTGATAAATTAGTAAAGATCTTTTTAAATAATAAGAGGTTAGAAAAATTAAAAAAGGATTTGAAACTAGATGAATATATTGAAGTATCGCTATACGGGATAAATGACGGAAGAGAAAACATATATTCTGATGTATGGGGGTTTAGTCTGGAGGGTAAATTTAAACTGATTACATTTAAATTAATAGATATAATAAAAATAAAAGAAAAAAAAAGCACAAAATTATTTGGAGATATTAAAATATTTTAATAAGTTTAACTTATATTAATCAAAAAACACAAAAACAATGATACCAATTTTAACAAATTTAGATTTTAGCGGAGTATGTTATGCAGAGGCTAAAGGACTTTCAAAAGTATGGGAAGCATACGCAGAGTTTTCTCCACAAGAGGATATTTTAGAGATCGGATTTAATGAGAATTTCGGAAATATTTATATCGCTTTAGAAAATGGCGTTACAATAGTTTCAACAATGGGAAATGATGTTCATTATTTAATTATGGACGAAATGTGCGACGAAGTAGAGTTTGAATGTTATTCGGATGCTGAATACGAAGCAAGTTTATTATATTAAAAATAATTATTATGAAACCATTAAAAGATTTATTAAAATGAAAAAAGAAAGACATATTAAAGTAAAAAAGAACCCGATTTTTTATAAACATAAAATCGTAAAGATCACTAATAATAAAGGAGAAGAACATTACGAGGTTATCTGGTTCATTGATTACGGAACAAAAGATCAGCAAATTCTGTCAAAGAAATTTGACAAAGAAAATGAAGCATTCCATTTTTCAGATTTTAAAAGGAGATTAGTAAGACAGTATTTTAATGAGATGGAAAGAAGAGAAATTTTTAATCAAAAATTAGAGGAATATAAAGAGTTTATATAATTAAAAGGGTGCAGAGTGGTTGGAGTCAAGCTAACTCCAGATGTGCTTAATGGGATCAAAATCAAACGCAATACCAAGATCCCGCCTTATTTAATATTAATATTATGAATAGTTTATTAAAATTTAAAGAAAAACAAAAAGAGAATAAATTAAAAAATATTAAATTTAAAAATCATTGTTTAAGAAGAGTAAAACAATGCGATATTTTAATGCAATTTTTTAGGACAAGAGATGTAAAAAAATATTATCGGTTTCAGGATCTTAAAAATTATTATTTACTAATATTAATTAATATGATAAAAAAATTATGAGTAAAGTATTTAAAAGAAATTCGGAGGAGTCAATTATTATTAAAATTCTCGTGATCATTTATATTATTGCATCATTGATTTATATTTATGATTTAAGATCAGAACCTCCAGAAATAATATATAAAACTAAAGTTGAATATAAGGACGATTATTGTTTGTGTATCAAATGCACAAAAAGATTTAATTATAGTGAGGTAAATTACTTAATAACCAAAATTGAAGAAAATGAGTTACAAGAAACAAAGAAGTGAAAAAAGAAAAATAAAAAAAGAAGGAGAGAAGAGATCCAGAAAGATTATAAAAAAAAATGCTGATGTGTTTGAGTTTTATTTAAATTCATCTCCAAAAGATATACAGAAATTATTATGGCTAATAGCAGATAAGATCAGAATACCGATTAGAACGGAGAGAGGGATGGAAGATCTAGAACTAGCAAAAGAGGTCGAGCCGATTAGCTTAAACGGACTATTTTATCAATTAAATACGGAGGAGTTTGAAAAGGAAATATTAAAAGAGGATAATAATAAAACTGATGAAGAAAAATAATTTTTAGTTTTCATTTTTTTTGCGTAATTTTATTACGCTATAATTATAACAGATTTTCATTTGTTTTTGGAGGGGGGCATTAGTCCCTCTTTTTTTTATAGTATTTTAAAATAAGTTTAATAATAACGTTATATAAATATGAAGAAGGTTACAGCAATAGTTCCAAATAGTTTAGCAGACATAACATTAGGTCAATACCAGAAGTACGATAAATTACTCCAACAGAATAAAGATGCTGAAGAGGACAGGTTTGTTCATTTAAAAATGTTACAAATATTTTGTGGTTTGTCTTATGATGATGCTAACAATATTCGTTTAGTAGATTTTGAAAAGATCATAACTAAATTATATGATGTATTATTAGAAAAACCAAAATTGGTTACAACATTTACTATTGGCGATACGGAATTTGGATTTATTCCAGATCTTGAAAATATGACATTTGGCGAATTTATAGATCTAGAAAATTTTATATCAGACATTCAGGATTTGGAGAAAGCAATGGCAGTATTATATAGACCTATAAAACAGAAAAGAAACGGCAAATATTTAATTAAAAAGTATGAAGGAGATCTATATCACGAAGCAATGAAATATACTCCGATGGATGCAGTAACAGGATCAATGCTTTTTTTTTGGAGTTTAGGGATCGATTGCTTGACCGCTATTCTGAATTATTCGGAGAACGAAGAGAAAACGAAGGAGTTGCTACAAAAGAGGAAAGTTTTGGAAAAAAATGGGGATGGTTCGCTTCAGTCTACCAACTCGCTCAAAATGATATTACAAGACTTGACGATATTACGAAACTTGGAGTAAATAAATGCTTAACCTCATTGTGTTATATTAAGGATCAGCACGATTTGGAAAATATGAATATAAATAAAAAATTAAAAAAATGAGTGTAAATCAAAAAGAAGGAGCACAAAGTTATTTACAAATTCTGGATGTCTTGTTTAAGGCAAGTTTAGATAATAAAAATATTAATTCCATTACGCAAGGAGATATAACAGATGTCGATTTAAGTAAGACAACAATGTTTCCATTAGCACACATAATAATTGGAACAGCAGAATTTAATTCCCAAACAATTACTTATAACATTACTTTGTTGTTGATGGATATTGTTCATAATGATGAGATCAAGTCAAATGCTGATTACAATGTCGGTTTTCTTTTTGATGATGACAACGAGGCGTATGTGTTAAATACAATGTTAAATGTAGGAAATCATTTAGTTGATGATTTTAGTTCTGGAGTAAGGAATGACGGAAATAATTTTATTGATGTAAATAATGTAACGGCAGAACCATTTAGGGAGCGATTTGAAAATAATCTAGCGGGATGGTCTTTTACATTTCAAGTTGTAACAAGAAATAATATAAATAGATGTCTAACACCAAGTGGAATTTAAATGTTATTAAAAAACACGAGAAAGGTTTTAAATGAGTTCGGTGCATTTGTAGTTAAAAATGCAAAAATATCTTTATCAAAGGGGAAGAAAAATGCGTCTGGCGCACTCTCAAAGAGTTTAAAATATCAGACCCGTTTGAGTAAAGGCGATTTAATAATGACAATAAAAATGCTCGGTTATGGGGCTTTTGTTGATCAAGGAGTACAAGGAGCAAATCCTAGTGGTCAGCCAATGGGAGCAAAACACAGAGTAAATCAAGCCCCCAAAAGTCCGTACAAATTCGGAAGCGGTAAGGGGGGAGCAGGGTTACGAGCAGGTATTAATAAATGGGTTACTCAAAAGAATTTGAAGGGGGTCAGAGATAAGCAAGGACGCTTTATTCCTCGTAAAAGTTTACAATTTTTAATTGTTAGAAGTATTTGGAATACAGGATTAAAACCAACATTATTTTTAACTAATGCATTTAATAAAAGATTAAAGAAAACAGAGAACAAAATTATTGAAGCATTTTTTAAGGATTATGCAAAAGATTTAGAAAAAAGATTATCACAAGTAAATACAAAAT